AATGAACTGTTCCACCAGTATAGGTGCTTTTATAACCATACTGATTTAAACCACGCAGACCATTTGTGCCACCATAGGTGTTTGGAGAATCAGTTTGATCCGAGTTTAGAATCATGGACTGTGCTTCTACTTGACCAAATTCAGCCATCATGTCAGAAACAATGTTGCCTTCCAAACCATCGATGTCATCTAGGGTTGCAGTACGAACTGGGAATTCGCAATTCAAATCTTTTAACACTAATTGCCAAATGGTTGTGTTTTGGGTGGTAGGTGCGCCATTGTTTTGAATAGCATAACCCCATTGTGCGCCAGCGTTGCCTGTTTTGGCTCTGAATTGATATGCAGAACCTTCAGTAGCAACTGAACGACTTACACCACGCAAAGGATTAGTTTGACGGAGTGCAACGAATACTGGATCATAAGCAACACGACCACCGACATTGTAACCAGAACCATAACCAGCGGGATTACCTAACTGTGAACCATCTTCCTTCATGTAGGCATCATACTGATCAACAGATTCAAACATTTTGATTTCTTTTTCTACACGATTGGTAGATTTATAGAAATCACGCAATTGCTCTTTAACAGAACGATTGATTTCTTGACCTAAAGATGTATAAGTCTTAACAATAGCGGGTGCTTGAACTTCGGAAATTTTTGCTTCCAAAGCGGCAACTTTTTCGTTCATTTCTGCTTTAGCGGCTTCAAGAGTAGTAGCCACTTCTGCTTTTACTTCTTCAATCTTAGCAACTTGACTTGCTTCGATGGTATCTAATTTTTCGATAACTTCTTTCATTTGTAATACTCCTTATTTAATGCGTTTAGATAATGCTTTCAACAATTCTCTTTCCTGTAAGGCTTTAAGAATCGTATCGGCTTCATTTACCACCGCTTCCAACTCACTTGGCTGAGGGGTTTCCTCTAGATCGACTTTAATAACAACTTCACGCTGTTCTAAAACTTTCTTGAGGACAGAAGATGCGGTGGTCGCATCTTTTCGGGAAAGTCCTGCATCACGCAAAACTTTTTCGATATTGCGAGGATTCGGATGCCCTTCTGCATCAAAATACTCTAATTTTTGAATACTGGCTTCTGGATTATTGGGATACATAACCACGCTAATCTCTTTTAGACCGCCTTTAGTAATCTGAAAAAAGCCTTCATCCGTATCATCGGTAGGTTCGCCATCAGAATTTACAAACATGGCTTCGTCTGCGTATGCGCCAACAGAAACACCGCCAAACATCATGGGAGATTCTTTTAAAATAGAATGAACATCAGAACCGCCTACAGTATTCATGTATAACTTGCCTTTGGCAGTCATACCTTCTTCGTCAAATGCAATTTCATCCCATTGACCGATAGGCATACCCATATCGTTATGGTTTAAAAACATTGGCAAAGGTTTACCAGCACTAGAAAATTCATCTGCCCATTGAGCAAAGCCTTCTGGCTTGTAATTAAATTTACGACCATCTGCGCCTTCTCTTGCGCCCCAAGTCGTTGCTCTGGCTTCGATTTTACCGCTTGGATTTTGTGCTTCGTCTGCTGATTGCCCTAGTTGGACTTTTGCTTCGCAAATTAGAAGTAGATTTTTCATTAATAACCCCATTGTTAATAGCCTGATTATTATCTTGTATTTTTGGGGAAACTTCTACATTTTTAGATAGTTTAACATCACTATCTTTAATTTGTGAAGATAGTTTGTCTAATATTTTTTGTAATATATTTATCATTTGCCAATATTCATCTTACGCTTTTGGTTTCCACCACCCCCGCCAGTATCTTGTGGTGAACTACCAGAAATAGGTTCTGCCTTTGCAGATTTTGACACTAATTCATCATTTCCGTCAATTTTAGGTAAATTCATATATTCCCTTGCTTCATTTGGTGTCATGATACCACCAGCAACACCAGAATTGACAAAATTCATTTGATCTAATGGTGCGCCTTTAAGAAAATCTTTAGTATCGAATCTAATACATAGGCTTGGATAGCCTTTTAGTAATTGAGATTTTAATTTTTGCTCAATATTAATCACCATTGGATACATGGTTGTTTTATAAAACTCATCTAGCATTGTTTGAGTATTATTGTATTTGCCTTCAGAAATTCCTATCATGGCTGGTGGTATTCCAAACAATCCACAGATACGCTTCATGGTTTGGACTTTTAAAGTGGCACAATCAGCATCTTGAAGGGTTAGCATATCCAAAGGTTGATACCGCATCCCTTGATCTAGCAACATTCCCTGACCAGGCTTTGACAAATCTGAGTTCCTTGATCCTGTCATGCTTGCCCATGCTTCTTTTAGCCTTCCAGCAATTTCTTTGTATTTTCCATCAGGAATAACTTGATCGGTAACAAACATACCAGTAGGCTTTGCACCATTTTGCATAATAAAGTTAGCGTATAGGTCAATATCTTGATCTAGAGCAACTAATTCTGTAGCCAAAATTCCTTTATTAAAACCCGCTACACCTTGCCAAGCCGCTTCCGATATATGCATGACTTGGTGTGATGCAAGTGGTTCATCTTTGTTAAATCCATAAGTAGGAGTAGAAAGCCGATAGGAAGGATAGCGAGTAGGAGTAAGTTGAACAGTAATAAGTGTCGCATCCAAGTTATACATTTCAAGGGGAGTTTGAATAGAATCTTGCTGATCCTTTCTCCACCATAGCGTAAAACATTCACCAGCAAGGTCTTGCCACATTGACCATTGATACCAGAACTCATATTGATTTTGAAAATTGTTTGGGTTTTGAAGAAGGCTTAATACTTGTTTAGCCTTGGCTTTATCTCTAGTTCCTACTTTATCAGATTCCAAAGCATCAATAAACTCGCCATTTTCATCTTTATACATAATTCGGACAGGCAATTGTGCCAATGCTCTAGCCTTTACTCCTACACAAGCCATAACAGTCGAATTTCGGCTTAAAACCGACATATCTACTACACGACCAGCCGCAGTTGTGCTAGATGTAGTTACATAAAGAAGTTGTTGAGAAACAGTTTGCCGACCAGCCGCACCCTGATATATGACATTATTACCGAGTTGGGTCTGCCCAAAAAGGGTATTAGATTCTTTTTGAACGACTTCTTTTCTTTTAAAAATATCTAATATTCCCATTTTTTTCTCCTAGAAGTTTACTAATTCTACCTAAAAACTTCTAAAACCGAAAGAACTAGATGTATTTGGGTTATCTAATGCACAATGCATTGCAATAATCATTGCAATTACACCATCTACTTTAGCAGATTTATCGGCTTCATTTTTTCTAACTTTGATGTTACCATTGACATCAACAAAGACTTCCGCATTGGAAATCTGCCATCCTACAAATGGATTGCCATTATGTCGAATTGATTTTTGCAATATCAATTTTTCAACATATTTGGATGGATTGTTTAAAACTGCCATACCTTGTCCAACCTTTTTGACAGGAATACCAAAATCATGCAATCGAGCCACAAGAGAAGCGGCATTATAAGCATCATAACCAACCTCTTTTACATTATACTTTTCGCATTGTTGTTTGATATATTCGCTGATTTCCCGATCATCCATTACATTACCTTCGGTCAAGCGCAATATCCCAGAATCATGAGCCATTCTGAATATATCTCCATAGTGCTTGGGTATTAATTCCATTGCCATTTCTGGCAAAAAGAATTGAAATTCGGCTTCAAAGTCGGTTTCCCCAAATCGCTTTAAAGTGCAAATTGCGTTCAAATCCCTAGTTGCCGCTAAGTCAAAGCCTATAAATACATCGTTAGGCTCTCTGGGTTCTTGATCAATAATGGAATCATCCCAATATGCCCTATCAATCCAAGCGCTATTGGCACTAACAAATATATTAAGGGTTTTGCAAAGGAACTCATTTAAAGTGGCTGGCTTATGCTTAGATTCTTCTGCCCTTTGTTCAATGGCTTCTTGAAATACGCTAATACCATGCATCGGATTAGCCTTACTCCAAGTCTTAGGGTCTTTCCAATCATCTTGTGGGTCTAAGCCATAAAGCAATCCAAACCACCTTGGGTTATCTGGAATATCACCAGATAGTATAGATTCGACCATTTGCAAGTCCTCATAGAACTTGGTGTCTTTAGTAAAAGATGCAGTTGTAATATAGATTCGTAAAGGGTTTTGTCTTGCTACCATTCCCGAATGTAATACTTCTATACTATTTCTATCTACTATGGCAGATGCTTCATCTACTATGACACAACTAGGATTTTTACCATCCCCTGTTTTTTTAGTATCTCGGCTCAAAGCCTTAAACATAGACTGAGTATCACCAGCCTTGCCAATATGATATTTGCTGACATTAAACATTTTAGAAAGATCGGCATCCATAAATTCTATGAATCCTCTGGCGGCATCAAAAACAATGGTTGCCTGTTCTCGGTTAGTTGCTAGGGTAAAGACTTCAGCACCCGCTTCACCGCACAATAACTCATACAACGCTATGATGGCAGTCAAGGTTGACTTACCCGCTTTTCTAGGAATGAACAAAATAACATCCCGAACCATTCTGTTGCTACGATCTTTTTTAGATCGAAAACCATAGATAGCGCAAATAAACAGGATTTGAAAAGGTTGTAGTTCTACTGGCTTTCCAGCATCTTTACCTTTAGTGTGCTTTAGGGTAGATGCAAAGTTTAGGACATGGCTTGGATAGTCTGGGTCAAATTCCCATTCCCATTCTTTGTTTTCAAGAAAATTCAAGAAACGCTGGCAAGCAAGCCTAACATTTCGACAAACCTCTATTTCTCCTTTAGCGACCTGAACCGCATAAAGGACACCATCTTGCCAATCCATTAACCTTTTGGTCCTTTTAAGAACTTAGCAACTGCGCTATCGTCATTAGCCTTTCCGCTAGAAAGTCGGCTTCTAGGGGTCAAGCCAAGTTCGTTCATTAATTGGATTATTAACTTAATGGCATTATTCCGAATTGAAATAACTGGATGGGGTGCAAGGGTTTTGCCATCGTTAGTGGACACTACTATATCTTCTGGTTTAATTTGTGCATTGCAAAAAACATACAATTCCAATTGATCAGCCAACATCGTAATGGTATGTTTGTCTTGCTCATTACCTATGCCATAGACTGTATAAAGAAATTCGGAAGTTTCTTCAATAAACTTATCCTTGGAAAAAGCACTAGGATTGTTTAACCATTCTGCTGGGGGTATTCTTTTTTTTATGGACTCAGGTAAGGGAATACCCTGATTTTCACCTTTAGTTCCATTGATTAGGTGCAATTCTGGGGGAAGTTTGTTTGTAATTGTCATGGCTTTATTCTAATTTGGAATACCCCCCCTTGTAAAGTCCTTTTGCAAGAGATTGGG